TGATTTTTAAGTTTTTTCGCACCTTTGCCAACAAGTGAAGCGACTCCTTCTTCTTCACCAAACCCTCGCAAAAATTTCTGTTCATTTATCTTTGCTTGTTCTATTTCAGCCTGAAGTTTATCCATAAGCCTATTATGATGTCTTCTTCGATTCCTTTTTAATGTTTCTCTCATTGCTCTCTCTATTTCTATTTCATTCATAAATTTACCTTGTTTAGCAGAGGCTGGTTTAGGACCTTTGAAATCTTTTCTCTTCACACCACTTGGATCTTTAATTTTACCTGCACAAATTTTTGATGCATAAGCATTTGCATATGCACTTGGGTATACCTTAAATTTTCTTTTTGCGGCAGCTTTGCCTCTGGGACATAATTTGGTCATTTAAAACTCCTTATAATTTTTATTTTATGTTCATTAGCACAAATAATATCAACTTGTTTATCAACCTCATCAATTATGTTTGGGTGTTCGCCTATGCCAACAGAGTTAGTTAAGTAAATCATAATTGTAGCAGCTGCCCTTTCTATTTGTGCTTCGTAACTTTTTACTAAAGCGTTAATAATACCATCTTTCATTATAATACCACCTTTTTTTTCTTCTTTCTAGTCTTTGCAAACTTACGTTTTTGAGGACCTTTTGTAACTTGTTGACGCATTTGACTTCTACTCATAACCATGGCATATATCTCGTTTTATTGTTTTTATCTTTATCAGCTAGTAAAGCTTGTTTTCTAGGATTATCACTAACATAAGAAACATGAATCCATCCACTTCTGGGTCCTTCTGATTCTTTGTAAAACTCTAATATTAATTGATCGTAATCAAGATTATTTTTTATCCATTCAGCCACAATTTTATTATCCAAGTTCATAACTTCAATATCTGCTGCTTGACCTTTTGCATGTTGTGATTTACCTGAACTACCAATTGCTTGGCATAATTTCACTGATCTGTATCCTGAATTTATTATTACAGGTTGTTTAAACCTATCCCTAACTCTTTGTAAAACATTTTCGCAAAGATTTTTAAGATTAAATATTTCTTGTGAGCTTGGTGTATTGTTAATACCAAGTCGCATGGCTGTTTGTGATTTAACTAATTCATTAAGAGAAAAATTTTTTGATAATTGCATCGTAAAATATATCTATTGGTAAACTAAAAAGCATCCAAAGACCCCATATTGAAATAAAGAAAATAGTTCCAACACTAAGTAGTGCAAAAACTAAAACATCCAAGATAGGAGTAATAATACGCATAATCCAATTACTATACTATCTTTGTTAGTTGAATACAAGTTTTTAATCATTTCCCATTTTTCTAACATTTCCATCTTCTCCTAGCCTGACAAATTCTTTTGTTTGGCGTTTTTTTACAATTAATATTATGCATTCTAGCCTGTCCTGCACTTCTAGCACAAAAAGACTTTCTGCGTTTAGCAGCTTTACTGCCTTTTTTTACTTTACCAGTTACAGCTGTTTTAAGCTTCGAACCTGGATTCATCCTTCTGTAGGCTTTTACCCCTGCAGCAGTCATACCAGCACCTGATTTGGTTGGTCTATAATTTTTTTTATTGCGCTTAGGCATACCGCCTTCAGCTAAACCAAACAAATCAAGGTCCTCGTAATAATTATCCATTGTCAGTATCAGCAGTCACTGGTGTAACAAAAACAGTAACAGATGTTACATTTGATATTGTTAAATGCATATCTGTTTTAAACACAATACCATCTAATGGTATATCTACCTGATATTGATCAGCAGCACTACTAGCAGGTGTTGTGATAACTAATTTTTGTGTACCACTTGCTCCACCATCTTTAAAAGTTAAAGTTCCTGCACTGGCATGACCAACATAATAGATTGATAATAATCTAGTTCTACCAGACTGTATTGTGCCTGTTGATGTTAACGTTTTTGCACCTACATCAGAGTTCATAATTTACTCCTATCTATCAGATGCAGCAAACATATAATCAATTGACGTTACTTTAGTGCCAGTAGCATTACCTGATAAAGACATTGCTGCTATAGTTAAAATTTCGTCACTTGGAATATTATCTGTGTGTGTTGCAACCAATTTTCTGTTTACAAAAAAATCAACTTTACCTGTGCTTTGACAACGAATACTTAATGTAACGTCAGTATCGTTCTCCATGTCAATACCTGAATCTGTTGAAGTTTCTGTGCCATCTTTTTCTGTTTTACATAGAATTGATGCATCTCCATCATCTTTTTGAAAAACAATACGATCAGTTGCAGCTAGCATATTCTCTGGATTGGTTGCAAAATTAATCGTAAAGCCAAAACATAAATCAGTGTCAGTTACATCAGATGTTCTTACTTTAGTTTCAAACCAAAGATCTTTGTTTGATTGTACTTGAAAGATTTCATTCTTTTGAATTGAAGCACCATCATTATCTGTTGTTGCCGTTGAATTTAAGTTTACTAAACCATTCAGTTGATCTGCTGCGATCGCTACAGACGCTCCTGAATCTTTTACGACAGTCCATCTATGACCTGTGTTTGAATCAAATCCGATTCTATCAAAGTCATCAAAGTAAACTACATAATCTGGGTTTTTATCAATTGGTAAATTTTCAAACCATTTCTTATCATTGTTTTTACCTGCGAAAAGAATTGGTCCTGTAAAATGTACTCCTGCCATTTTTTCTCCTAGTTGAAAAGATATAGTCCTCTAGGGTGTCTGCCAAGTCAGTCTATATCTAGTTTATATTATCTTGGTATTTATATTATACAAAAAAAAAGGGGACTCGTAAGTCCCCTCCTTTACTTTTATGTAGAAAAGATTTAAGCGGCTCCAGGTGAACCAAAAATACCTCTTGGATCTGAGAATCCAAAAGAATATCTTTCTCTTGCTTTAAATCTCACGTTACCTGTATCGAAGTCACCTTCAATAGCAGTTTTAATTGGACTTCTAACAAACATTTTCATGCCGTTAGGAGCATCTGTCATAATGAAGAAAGCGTCAGTATCTGTTAAATAATGATTAATTCTATAACCTTGAGGCATCATACCCATAGAAGCCATAGCATTGATATCATTATCAGCAGTGCCAACTCTTTGAGGTGATCTCAAAATTCTTTCTGCGGTAAACTGAAGTTCTTTTGGAATGACCAGTTTTACACCTTGCATAGCAATTTTAAGTCCTCTCTCATCAACAAATGCAGAAATGTCAATTAAAGATTGCTCAAGTGATGTTTCAGATAAATCAGCAGCTGTAGAAAGTTCATTTCTAAACGTTCCACCAGTAGCTAACGGATGATCTGTCGCACACAACTCTTTACCATCACCTCCAGCAAAATTAGAATCAAATGCATTGTTAAGTACATTTGCAGCTTTTACTTGTTTAGTGTTAGCCATAGAGCGAGCAAGTGCTCGTGTATATCTTGCAGCTAATCTATCGTACAGATTATCTTCAATAGCTTCTTCTGTGATAGCGAATGCCATAGCAATGGTTTCGTGAGTGTATCTCGCAGTGAAAGATTCAGTTGCTTGGTCAAAAGTAACCGCACTACCCTCTTCTTTTACTGGAGCAGAACCAAAACCAGTTAGCATTACTTCTTCTTCAAAAGCTCTATCAGATGCTTCTGCAGTAAAGATCTCTGCGTGTTCGTTTTCGTATCTATTATATTCTAAGCCAAAGAGAGCATTTAAACCTGGTTCTAACTCTTTGACCAATTGTGATCTTGAAATAGCCATATTTTATCTCCCTTATACCCCTGTATCCCCAGCAGCAGCTGGTGGATTCAGAAAATGGTTTTGAATACGAACAATCACGTTTGCGTTAGCAGCAGTGGTGTCCGAGTTGTTAACATCTTGGCTTATATCAACAGCTTGAAGTGGTATTGCATTTGTAGAGTCTGCAGTACTTGTATCAAGTTGTACTTTAGATATGCCGGTTGCTGTGTTCCCAGTTACGTTGGTAGTTTTGTAGCCAATGAACAGACCTGCTCTAGTAAAAGCTTCATCTGAGTCAACTAAAAACAACGTATTAGGATCATCAATTACATTAGCAACAATATCACTAGCATTAATACTACCAGGATAAAAATTACTAAAAGTTGGTTTCTTCGTAGTTGGATCAGTATAAAATACACCATTGAAAACACCAATTGGTTTAACAGCTCCACTACTAGCAGTTACGTCATATCTTTCGATATTCCCTGCTGCTACTGGAACTACCAAGTCACCTTGGAAAATAGCTGTTCCATAATTGGCTGCAATAGTATACCTATTCTGAGCGTTATTCCACGGAGCACCATTTAGCGATTTATA